TGACAGGAATTGCCGAGCGGATCGCGGCTCGCGAGGTGGTGAGCGTCGAAGAATCGCTGTATCTGGCCGGTGTTCACGAGCGATGCGCGGCCGCGAAGGCCGACAACTGGGCCGGCACGCCCGCCTGGGTCGAATATCAGTTGGCCGGCGGCGACTCTGGCCGGAAGTGGCTTGAGCGTCGAGCGCAGGGCGATGAAGGCCACGCCGAGATCGCCGCGCCGGCCCCCGAGCCGGCCGCCGTCGAGGCTCGCGACAGCGATGTGAACCTCCGGCCGACCGCCGGCATGGCTGCCGCCTGCCGCCGCGGCCTGAAACTCTACGAGGATGGCCGCGGAGGCGATGGCCTCGTCTCGGCCACGGTCGCGTGGGCGCGAAAGATCGCCGCCAGAGAGCCGCTGACGAAGGAAAAAGTCGTCAAGATGGCCGCGTGGCACGCTCGCCACAAGGTGGACAAGAGGCCCGGCTGGGACAAACCCGGCGAGGAATCCCCCGGTTTCGTAGCGTTTTTGCTGTGGGCTGGCGCTGCCGGCCGGCGCTGGAGTGCCGCCAAGGTGGCCGAACTTCGCCGTGCCGGAGAGGCTCGTGACATGGAAGACATGGAAGACGACTACGAAGAAGGGCTATCGGAGCGCGACATTGCCACCGCCGAGTCCTACGAAGCAATCGCGGAGGAAATGGGCCAGTGGTCGCAGGCCGAGTCGCACTACATCGCAGAAAGCCCGTTCGGTCAGATCGCCTGCAAGAACTGCGTGTTCTTTGAAGGCGAGGGCCGCTGCTACATCGTGGCGGGAGACATCGCGACTGACGCGGTGTGCAAGTTGTGGATCATCCCTGACGGCGCCCGCTCGCAGCCCGAGGCCGAAGCGGTCGAGCAGAAGTCGGCGCCAGAGTTGCCGGCGCCAGGGATCGACTACGCCGGCGCCGCAGCAGCGCTCAAGGCAAAATTGCTGACGACTTGGTTGCACGGCAGCACGTCAGCATCGTAGGCTACAAGAGTAGACATTGCCTTGCGACGGAAGTCGCAGGGAGCAGTGCGAGTGACCAGGGGATTCTGGTCGCGGCGTGCTTGCGGGAATCACCCGCCGGCCGCCGCATTTGTTCGCGTTGGCCGGCTCAACAAGGAGCAGGGCCAACATGGCGAGCAATCTCAAGCGACTTCAGGATCGTGCCGCGGCCGTCGCCGCGCAGATGGCGGAACTGGCCGCTGTCGAGGAGCGTTCCGAGGCGCAGACCGCCGACCTCGTGCGGCTGTCGAAGGAGGCCGACGACCTCAAGTCGGGCCTCGATTTTGAGTCGAAGATCGCCGCCAAGGAAGCGGAACTCCGCTCTGTGGCCGAAAAGGCCGCCCCGGCTCCCGCCCCCGTCGCGGAGGTGAAGGCCGAGGAGAAGAAGGCCGTCGAGATTCGTTCGCTCTGCACCCATCACTCCCAGTTGACCGCGTTCAACGATGGCCCCGAGGCCGTCGAGAGCGCCTACCGCTGCGGCCGGTGGCTGCGGGCGCATGTGTTCAAGAACGCGGACGACCTGCGGTGGTGCAAAGATCACGGCGTCGAAAGCCGTGCCCTTGGCGAGAACAGCAACTCGTCGGGTGGCGCTCTGGTGCCCGAGGAGTTCGCGAACCGCGTGATCCGGCTGGTCGAGAACTACGGCACGTTCGCCAATTCCAACGTCGAGAAGATCAACATGACGCGGGACACGATGGTGATCCCCAAGCGTATCACCGGAACGTCGGCCTACTTCGTGGGCGAAGGGACGGCAGTCAGCGAGTCGGAGCCGACCTACGCGAACGTGCAACTGGTCGCCAAGAAGTTGGCGGTCGGCACCCGCATGTCGAGCGAGGTGGTCGAGGATGCTCTGATTTCGCTGGCTGACGCTGTGGCGAACGAGTTCGCGACTTCGCTCAGTTACAAACAGGACTTGTGCGGCTGGAACGGCGACGGCACGAGCCAGTACGGCGGAATTCGCGGCCTCGTCACGCAGATCAACGACGGGACTCACACCGCCGCGGTGCAGACGGCTTCGGCCGGTGCCACCGGGTTTGAGACTCTGACCGTGACGGACTTCATCCGTCTGATCGGCAAGATGCCCCTCTACGCCCGCCAGGGTGCCGAGTGGTACATCAGCCCGGCCGGCTTCGCGGCCTCGATGGCACGCCTCCGCTACGCGGCCGGCGGTAACACCATCGAAAGCCTGGGCGGTGGCGCCAGCGAGAGTTTCCTTGGCTTCAAGGTGAACCTCGTTCACGTCATGGACACGACGCTGGGCGCCGACGCCAGCAAGATCAAGGTGCTGTTCGGGAACCTGGGGCTGTCGAGCATCTACGCTCGTCGGCGTGACTTCTCGGTGCGGATGTACGACCAAGTGTACGCCACGACCGATCAGTTGCTCCTCCAGGGCACCATGCGTTTCGACATCGTTCACCACTCGCTTGGCGACAACACGACGCCCGGCCCGGTGCTGGCCCTCAAGACCGCTGCCTCGTGATCGTGAAGCCACCAACAAGGAGAAACTAGAACCATGATTCATTCGCAGATGGAGAAAGTGGTGGCCGCTGTCCCCACGGCAGTCGGCACCAGCGCCGTGACCCTGACCATCGACACGCTGGGCTATGACTACGCCAGCGTGGCGGTGCTGCGGGCCAGCAACGCCAGCACGGTGTTCGCCAGCGTGCTCAAGATTGAGGAGTCAGACGACGACTCGTCCTACTCCGCGGTCGCCGGCATGACCGGCGGCACTGACTTCACGATCCCCACGGCTCCCACCGCCGTGGCGTCCATCGTGAAGTTGGACGTGGATGCGAAGTCGAAGAAGCGCTACCTCAAGGTCACGGCGACTCCGGCGGTGTCCGTCAACACGGCGGTCACGGCTCGTCTGTCCCGCGGCGAGAACGCTCCGTCGTCTGCGTCCGAGGCCGGCGTCATCGGCTGGGTCAAGGGCTGATCCCGTACAAGCGGGACGGCCATGACGGCCGACGAAGGCGCAAGGATGCGCGCCCGCTCCACACAAGGAGCGAAACGTGCTGCTGCGTATTGGTGGTGTAGAAGCGGAGGTCAAGGTCGCGGCGGTGATGAGCACCCCGCGCCTGACCTTCTCTGACAATTTCTTCTGCGTGTCGGCCGCTCTGGCCCCGCACGGTATCTCGCCCACAAAAATCTGTGGCGCATTTTGGGGGCAGACCCTCCAGAGGGTGATGGAAACCGTCATTGAGGAAAATGACGTGATCCTGACCTTTGATTACGACACGATTTTCAACGCCCGCACGGTCGAGGCGCTTCTGGCCTTGCTCATGCACTCAGGCGTTGACGCCATCGCACCGCTCCAGACCAAGCGAGAGGCCAACACGGTCATGTTCGCCAAGCACGGCGCGGCGCCTGAAGATCAGCACAGCGTCGAGGGTGATTGGTTCGCCAAGCCTGTCCAGCGAGTCGAGACGGCCCACTTTGGCTGCACGTTCCTGCGCACCGAAGCCCTCAAGAAGATGCCGAAACCGTGGTTTCTGGCCCAGGCTAACGAGAGGGGCATGTGGGACGGCGGTCACTGCGACGAGGATATCTACTTCTGGCGCCAATGGGCCAAGGCCGGCAACACGCTGGGCATCGCCACGAACATCAGCGTCGGCCACGCCGAACTGATGATTACTTGGCCCAGCCGCGCGAACCCGCAGTGCAAGGTGCATCAGCACACCACTGACTACTGGACGACCGGGCAGAATTCGCCCGAGGACGCCTGGGGGCGGGTGACATGAAAATTCGCGTGCTCCACAACTTCGGGAACTACGAAGCCGGCCAAGTGTTTGACGATTGGCCCGGCGGCATGTGCGACATCTTCATCCGCAAGGGGCTGATCGCGGCGGTTGGCGAGCACGAGGAGCGTGCCGTCGAGACTGCGGACGAAGACAGGGACGTTGAGCGGGCGGATGCCGCTCCCAAACACAAGAGGAAGCGGTAGTCATGGATCAGATCGTTTTCGGAACGCCCCAGCGGCCCACGTCTTCGATCACCCCGTATCGAAGCCTCGTGAGGGTCAGCGGCCCGTCTGCCGAGCCGGTGACGCTCGCCCAGGCCAAGGCGCAGTGCCGCGTCGATACCACCGACTCCGACGACTACGTCACCTCGCTCATTCAGTGCGGCAGGGTCTACGTCGAGGACGTGCTGGAACTAACGCTGATGACCAGCGTGTGGGAGGCCCGCTACGACCTGTTTCCCGTGTGGGCCATCATCCTGCCCAGGATGCCGATGCTGAACGCCCCCGTCACGGTCACCTACCGGAACGGCGATGGCACACATTCGACGCTGACGAGCGCGGCCAATGACTTTCAGGTGGACTATCGCGTCATGCCCGGCCGTATCTATCCGCAGTGGGCCACGGCGTGGCCGCCGACTCGCGGCGACGAGAACTCCGTCACCGTGCAGTATTCAGCCGGATACGGCGCTACGGCCGCGGACGTGCCGCCGCCCGCCAAGTTGCTGATCCTCGCCCTCGTCGCCCACTGGTTCGACACGCGGCAGCCGGCAGTTGTCGGCAGTATGACTTCGACGCCTTACATGTTCGACACGCTGCTGGCCGCCTCCGGCCTGGGAGTCTACCGATGACCGTCCGTGCCCGCGTTGACGTTGACGTTGTATTTCAGGATGCCACAGCCACGACGCTGACCATCGGCACGCTGTCCGACCACGTTTCGACCTCTCCGCTGGCCGCGGTGGCCCTGACGGCGACGTGTACGACGGCTGCCGTGGCGATCACCGGCCCGGCCACGCTCTCGACGCTCGTCATCAAGAACACAGGCGCCGGCCCGCTCCGCGTGGCCGGCGGCCTCGACGTGACCGCCGACAGGGTGGCCGTCCTGCCGACGACCGCCACGGTTACGGTCGCGGCCGTGGCCGGAACTGGATCGTACTCCTGCGTGTGGGTGGGCTAGTGATCGTTTCCGGCCTCATGCGCGAGCGCGTGACCATCCTCGCCCCGGCGACGGACGAGCAGTCCACGCTGGGCGCGGCCGTGGTGCCGTTTGTGCCGGCCGGCACGGTATGGGCCAGCGTCCAGGGTCTTTCAGCCCGCGAAACCCTCCAGGCGCAGCAGGCCAACGCGATCATCACACACAAGGTACGGATTCGGTTCTTCCCCGGCATCACGCACCAGCACCGCCTGTCCTGGCGGGGGCGGATGATGGAGATCGTGAGCGTCATGGAGCGGGAAGTTCGCACCGTGCACGAAATCATGGCGAGAGAGGTGGAGTGATGAACGATCTCGGCCTCCCCAGCATCACACAGGGAGAGGGTGTCGCCCGCGACATTGGCGGCTCGACAGGAAAGTCTCTCGCGCAGGGCTTCGTCACGGTCAAGACGGTCGGCATCCGCGACTTGGCGCTGAAACTGCAAGCCTTGGCGGCCAAGATGGGCGAGCCGGCCGCTCTTGGAAATTGCGTCAAGGAGGCCGCCAAGCACATCGAAAATGGCTATCGCAGCCGCGTGGCCGACGTGACCGGGAACCTCCGCAAGAGCATCCGAACTCGCATCAAGTCGTACCCCGAGGACGGCGGCGTCATCGCCATCGTCGGCCCGCTTCAGACCGGCCCGATGGGCGCCAACGAAAAGCAGGCGTCGGGAAATCATGCGTGGCTCGTAGAGTTCGGCACCGGCCCACGCCGGCCGGGCACGCAGGGAAGACGGACGTACATCAACGTCCATCAAGCGATCAACGGCAAGATGAGCCGTCATTCTTCGGCCAACGATCAGCAGTTCGCCAGCATGTCGAAGGGCTATTACTTCCTCATGGGGTCAAAGAACGAGCCGACGCGGCAGGCCCGGCGAGGTCGCGGCGGCGATCACGACTTTTACACCGACAAAGAAACCGGCATCCAACACCCCGTCACGCTGCACCCCGGTGAGGAGTACGGCGAGATGCAAGGCACCCACGCCATGCAGAATACGATCAATCAAGAGCAGCAGGCCGTACTGAGCACGCTGACCGCCACACTCAAGAGCACTCTGGAGAGGTTGTCAAAGTGATTGTCTCCCCCGAGAAGCACATTTTTCAGCGGCTGGTGACGACGCCCGGCGTGGCCCGGCTCGTCGGATTTCAGGTTTTCGCCATCGCCGTCCCGAAGACCGCTGTCATGCCGTTCTGCGTCTACAAGAGGAACAACATTGTCCGCGAGGCGCATTTGGCCGGGCCGTTGTTCCAGCCGGTTGTCCACGTTCAACTGGCGTCTTGGGGTCTGACCTACGACATGGCGAGGACGCTGGCCGACGAGGTGCGGCTTGCCTTGGATGGTCACACCGGCACCCTGGCAGGGGCTACAATCAGTGATATGCGGTTAGTGTCGGAAACCGATGATTTCATCGATCCGACGGCCGTGGGAGCACAACTCCCGCCCGCTTACGAGGTTCGACAACTGTTTCAGATTCGGTGGTCTGAGGCTACCGAATAGGACACTAAAAAGAGCGCAAGGAGGCGCAGGTCATGGCAGGCATTTCCGCACAGGGACTGACGTTCACGTTTGGGGGCACCAACCTGACGGTCACGTCGGTTCAGGTCAACGACTCGCAGGATTTGATCGATGGCAGCCACCTTGGAATCGCCCCTAACGGCCGACGCGAGTGGGTTGGTGGGTTCGCCACGAACCGCGAAGTCACCTGTGACGTTATCTCCGCAGCGATCCTCACTGCCGGCCAGAGCGGGGTGCTCGCCATCACTGGCCCACTGGCCTACAGCGGCAACGCGACGATCATGTCGGCCAGCGTCGGCGGCAGCGTCGGTGATCTGGTCAAGGGCAGCGTGTCGTTCAAGGTGGCGTGACCCATTCGGGGGTGAAGGGCAATGGCCGGCACCTCCGCGCAGGGCGCGACGTTCACCTTCAAGGGCAGCAAGTTCACGATCACCAGCATCTCGGTTGAGCAACCGACTGCGGAGGTCGTGGACATGACCGCCTGGAACGACAGCGTGGACAAGTACGTCCTCGCGCCTACAGGCGCTTGGTCGGGCGGCAGCGTGTCGATTGATTATCTGCACACGCCGGGGACGGGCAACGTCACCGACCTCGTCCGCAAGACAGGAACGCTGTCTTTCTCGTCGGCCGGCTATTCGTACTCACGAAACGCCATCCTGGAGTCGGCCACGTCCGCTGCCACGGTCAACGACCTTGTCCGCGGCACGATGAAGTTTCGGCTGACGGATTATTACGCCCCCTGACCCGTTCTTACCCTCACTTCGTTGGAGCACATGAGCATGTCGGCTGATCTTCGCAAGCGGCTTTTTGGCGCCAAGGACATTCGCATCAAGAGCATCGAAGTGCCGGAGTGGGGAGGCACCTACTACGTCCGCGTCATCAACGGCAAGGCCCGCGAGTCCTTTGAGGAAGCCCTGGCGGCCGAGCAGCGCATGAAGAACTTCCGCATGAAGTTTCTCATCCTGACGCTCTGCGACGAGGACGGTGCGACGATCCTGACCGACGCCGACATCGACTTCCTTGGCGAGCGGTCGAGCGTGGTAATCAATCG